TTTTACAGCTACTGGCGAAGGTACATCAAAAACAGGTACCTACAGCCAATCTGGAACCACAGTTACAATCACTGTAACCAAACATGGTATAGCTATTGGTGAAACTGTCACTCTTGACTATACATCTGGTTCAGCAACAGATGGCACCTTTATTGTTGCTTCTGCTGCTGACGAAAATACTTTTACTGTAACGGCTGCTGCCAGTGCAACAAATAGTGGGAATGTTACTGTAACTGTTTCTGGTGCTAAAAAATATGTATGTGAAAACTGGACAAAAACTATTCCATACAATAATAGAGCTATTTTAAGTTGTACATTTAGAGAGGTGTTTGAGCCATGAGTAGTAGTGTTATAAGTGATATTCAATCAATAAATCCATCATCAATTATTGAATTATTTACTCTTACAACTACTTCTGCTTTGCATGGTTCTGCTACAACATATAGATTTCATGCTGGTTCAAGTTTAAATTCAAATGGTGAGATTGTATGGGCTGGTAATAGTTATCAAAGATTTCCAGTACAAGTAGAAGGCTTTGCATATCAAAAAGGCCAAATACCAAGACCAACTTTAACTGTAAGTAATATTCTCGGTACTATTACATCAATACTTTTAACAGTAAATCAAACAACAACTGGTAATGATCTTACAGGTGCAACAGTAACAAGAATAAGAACCCTTGCAAAATTTATTGACGCTGTTAACTTTGCTGGTAATGTAAATCCTTATGGAACACCAGACCCAAATGCAGAATTTCCACAAGAAATATATTCTATTGATAGAAAGTCGCAAGAAACAAGAGAAATAGTTGTTTTTGAATTAGCTGCTCCTATTGATCTTGTTGGTGTTCGTGCGCCAAAAAGACAATGTACGAGGGCTGAATTTCCTAGCATTGGGTTAGCTGTATAATGACTTGGAAAGATGCTGCTTTGGTTCATGCTATAGAACAAGACCCAAAAGAATCTTGTGGTTTATTAATAGAGGTAAAAGGTAAAGAAAAATATTTTCCATGTAAAAATCTTTCAAATTGGTCTAATCAATGTTTCATTATTGACCCAGAGGATTATGCAAAAGCAGAAGATACTGGCAAAATATTAGCTGTAATTCATAGCCACCCAACAACACAACCCATTGCAAGTCAAGCAGATATGGTTAGCTGCGAAGATTCAAATTTACCGTGGCATATTGTAAATCCTAAAACAGAACAATGGGGTTACTATGAGCCTTGTGGCTATAAACCAGACCTTATTGGCAGACATTGGGTTTGGGGTATTACTGATTGTTTAAGTTTAGTTACTGATTGGTATTTAGAAAAAAAAGGCATTGTTATAAATAAAGCTACAAGACCTTTAACACCTGAACAATTTGCAGAAAACCCAGAATCAAAAGAAGATGGTGATTTTAATAACTATTTACTCAATTCTGGATTTCGTTTGTTAACCCCTTATGAAAAATTAAAAGATGGAGATGTTTTAGCAATGAGTATTTTAGGAAAAGGTTTAAATCATGTAGGCATTTTTTTAGACGGAGATGTTTTGCATCATTTAGCAGATAGAATAAGTTGTAAGGAGCCATATAACCCATGGCTTTTAAAATGTACAGGAGCAAGGTATCGCTATGATGCGTAAAATAAAGCTGTATGGAGAACTTGCAAAGATAACAGGTTATAAAGAATTAGATGCGGTTGTAAATACAACAGCACAAGCTGTTAGCTTTCTTGTTCATAATTTTCCAGAGCTAGAGGGTCATATGGCAGATAAATATTATCAAGTTTTATTAGGAAAAGAAAATCTTACTCTTGATGAGTTACATTTTCCTGTAGGTAAATCTGATATTAAATTTGTACCTGTTATATCTGGTTCTGGTGGTATTGGTAAAGCTTTATTTGGTGGTGCTTTAATTGCAATGAGTTTTGGTGTTGGTGGTTTATTTACTACACCTCTTGCTTTTGGTGGTGGAGGTATCGGCTTTGCTGCTGCTGGTTTAGGTGCAAAAGCAGCTTTTGGTATTGGAGCTTCATTGGTTTTGGGCGGTGTAAGTGATATGTTATTTCCTACGCCTAAAGCACCACAATTTAGTTCTGAGCAAGACCCAAGGTTGTCGTTTAGTTTTAATGGTACACAACAGACAAGTCGTGCTGGTACGCCAGTTCCTTTAGTATATGGCGAAATCTTTACTGGTTCTGTTGTTATAAGTTCTTCAATAGATACTGAACAGGTGCAAGTATGACTAATAACAAAAAAATTATTCGTGGTTCATTTGGTGGAGGTTCAAAGCCTTCCCCACCACCTCAACCTACAAAAACACCTGATACTTTACACAGTAAGCAGTTTGTTACATTTTTAGATTTAATTTCTGAAGGTGAAATAGAAGGAAGTGCATCTGCATCAAAAGCAGGTATAACAGACAAAAATTCTACAGCATATAAAAATGCGTATCTCAAAGATGTATTTTTAAATGATACACCAATATTAGGTGCTACAGCATCAACAACAGACCCACAAAATATTGATTTTAACTTTCAAGATGTAACATTTAATTCAAGGCACGGAACTGCAAACCAAACAAAAATTGATGGTATTGAAAGTTCTTCTTCATCTACGCCTGTTGGTGTAACAGTTACAGCATCTTCACCAGTAACAAGACAAATAACAAATACAAATGTTGATCGTATAAAAGTTACAATTACATTTCCACAAATACAAGTGGCAACAGATAGTGGAGATTTACTAGGAGATACAGTACAGTTCAAAATTTCTGTTCAATATAATTCTGGCGGTTTTACAGATGTGCATACGGATACTGTTACAGGTAGAACTGCTGACGCGTATCAAAAAGATTTTTCTGTAAAAGTAGATGGTTCTTTTCCTGTTGATATAAGGGTTACAAGAATTACAGCAGATAGCACTAGCAGTAGCACAGTAAATTCATTTCAATGGACAAGTTTTGCAGAAATAATTGATGATGCTTCTACCTATGCAAACTCGGCTTATAACTCATTAAGACTTGATTCTCAACAATTTACTTCGATACCTTCAAGAAAATTTAGAGTTCGTGGAATAAAAGTAAGGATACCGGGGGCTGGTGCATCTAGTTCTGGAACACCAACTGTTGATACTGCAACTGGTCGTATTGTTTATCCAGACGGATATATTTTTAATGGAGTTATGGGTGCTGCTGTTTGGACTTCATGCCCCGCAATGATTTTATTAGACTTGCTTACAAATACAAGATATGGTTTTGGAGATCATATCACAGACAGCAATCTTGATTTATTTTCTTTTGTAACCGCAAGCAAATATGCAAATACGCTTGTAGATGATGGATTTGGAAGTCAAGAGGCTCGTTTTAGTTGCAACGTAAATATTCAATCATCTTCTGAGGCATTTGACCTTATAAATGAACTTGCTGGTGTAATGAGATGTATGCCAATTTTTTCCGCTGGTTCAATAACTATCACACAAGATTCGCCAAAAGATGCAAGTTATTTATTTAATCTTAGTAATGTTACTTCTGAAGGTTTTAACTATTCTGGTAGTAGTTTAAAACAAAGACATACTGCTGTTGCTGTTTCATACTTTAATATGGACAGTCAAGATGTAGATTTTGAAGTTGTAGATGATACCACCGCACAAAGTAAATTTGGTATTATAACAAAACAGGTAAAAGCTTTTGCTTGTACATCAAGAGGTCAAGCTGCAAGGTTAGGAAGAGCAATTTTATTTGCAGAACAAAACGAATCTGAACTTGTTAGTTTTACCACTTCAATAGATGCTGGTGCTGTTGTAAGGCCGGGTGCAATTATTGATATAAATGACCCTGTTCGTGCTGGTGTAAGAAGAGGTGGAAGATTATCTGCTGTTGCTTCAACAACGGTTATGACTATTGATGATGCCAATGCTTCTGATTTAGCAACAACAAATTCTCCAAAATTAAGTGTTGTTTTACCAGATGGTACTGTTGAAACCATAGATGTTTCTAGTATTAGTTCTGCTGGTGTTGTAACTGTTAGTTCTGCTTTTTCACAAACACCAAATGTAAATACTGTTTGGCTTTTAGCAAACACAACAGTTGAAGCACAAAAATTTAGAGTAATAACTGTTGAAGAGCAAGATGGTATAAATTTTTCAATTACAGCACTTTCATATGTTGAAGGTAAATATGCTTTTATTGAAGATGGTTCATCTTTACCTACAAGAACTGTATCTGTTTTAAATGAATTAAAACCGCCACCATCTAACCTTTCTGCTGTTGAAACAATAGTTCCTATAAATAATCAGGCTGTATCAAAAATATTTATTAGCTGGCAACCCATAGTTGGTGTTATTGAGTACCAAGTAAATTATCGTTACCAAAATGGAAACTTTGTTTCTGAAAAAGTTTCAAGACCTGATTTTCAAATATTCAATAGCCAGCTTGGAACATACGAAATACAAGTTTTTAGTTATAACATTCAAGGTCAGCTTTCTGCTACATCAAACGATTTAACCTTTATTGCTGTTGGTAAAACTGCACTTCCAGAAGACCCAACAGGATTAACAATAGAGCCTGTTTCAGATCAATTTGTAAGATTAAGATTTACCCCTGCAACAGATGTTGACGTTACACACGGCGGTACAATATCCGTCAGGCATACACCCTCTATTGACCCTGCTGTTGCAACATTTAGTAATTCAACAGAAATTATACCAAAACTGTCTGGAAACATTAGTGAAACATTAGTTCCAGCATTAACAGGAACATACAGTATTAAATTTATTGATGATGGTGGTCGTAGATCAGATAATGCTGCAAGAATTATTGTTACGCAACCAGATCCACAACCAAATCAAGTAATACTTACAGAAAGAGAGGATACAGATTCTCCACCTTTTCAAGGAAATAAAACAAATACTTTTTATGATGCCGATTTTGATGGTTTGTTATTAGATGGAACAACATTATGGGATTCAATAACACAGAATATTGATGATTTATCAAATATAGATTTTGCTGGTCCTATTGCTTCTAGTGGTTCTTATGAATTTCAAAATGAAGTTGATATGGGTGGTATTTTTAATCTTACTTTAAAACGCAGATTTGTAACCTCTGGTCTTTTACCTAATGATCTTATAGATTCAAGAACAGCTAATATTGACACTTGGACTGAATTTGACGGAACGCTTGCTGAAGATGTTGGAGCAAAATTACTTGTTGCGACAACGCAATTAGCCACAACAACTTCAACAGCCGCTACCTATGAGCAAAGCGGTACAACCATTACAATCACTAAATCTTCACATGGATATGCTGCTGGCGACCAAGTAGTAATTGATTTTACTGCTGGAAGTGCTGCTGATGGTAACTATTTAATTCAAACAGTGCCGAATGCTAATAGTTTTACAGTTACAGCATCTGCTAGTGCAACAATATCAAGCGGTACTTCTTGTAATATTGGTCCTAATTTTACTCAATTTAATACATTCGCAAATGGTGAATATACCGCAAGAGGATTTAAGTTTAAAGTTGAATTAACATCAGATGACCCTGCACAAAATATAAATGTTACTGAACTTGGTTATGAGGCAAGTGTAAAACGTAGAACAGAAACTGTTAATACATCTATTGCTTCTGGAACTTCTGCAAAAACTGTGACATTCGATTCACCATTTTTTGTAGGTACTGGCTCTTTAGGAGGTTCCACAACAGCATTCTTGCCAACTGTAGGAATTACATTAGAAGGTGCTGTTACAGGCGATTATTTTAAAATTACATCTATAACAGGAACACAGTTTGTTATAGAGGTAAGAGATTCAAGCAACAACTTTAAAAATCTAGATTTTAGATATACAGCAATTGGGTTTGGTAAAGGTACATAAATATGTTTATATTTAAGTTATCAACTATCATATACTTATATAAAAAGGATTAAGTAATGGCAACACATGATTATGTAATAGCCAACCAATCAGGGGCTGCATTTCGTACAGACTTAAATAATGCTCTTGCTGCAATCGTAAGTAATAACTCAAATTCTTCGGAGCCGGCCACAAAATATGCTTATCAATGGTGGGCTGATACATCTGCTTCAATATTTAAAATAAGAAACTCATCAAATGATGGCTGGATAAATTTGTTTACACTTGCAGGTGGTATTGATGTAGACGCTGCTAGTAATTTTAATGAAGATGTTACTTTTACAACAAATAATGGAAATAATATTGTATTTGATAAATCAGATAATAGATTTCTTTTTAATGACAGTACAAATGCCACATTTGGAACAGGTGCGGATTTAAAAATCTTTCATGACGGAACAGATTCATTTATTGACAATGCAACAGGTGGATTAAAATTATTGGGAGATACTATTCGATTAAAAAGTAAAAGTGTTGATGAAAATATGGTTGTTGCCTCTGTAAACGGAGCCGTAGAGTTATTTTACGATAACGGTGCTAGATTACAGACAACAAGTGCTGGTGTTAATTTCAGTGGTAATTTATCTTCAGATAGTGGAGGTAGCTTTACTATAAATGCTGGTGGTGCTTCTGGAACTGCTGCTCATTTTATTGCTAGATGTGCCTCTGAAAATGCTATTGTTGCTGTACCAAATGGAGCCGTAGAATTGTACCATGATAATGTTAAGAGTATAGAAACTACTTCGGAAGGCTGCACAATACAAAAAGATGGCTCTAGTGTAAATGCTATTTTATTTATAAAATCAACAAATGGTGGACAAGCTAAATTACAACTAGAAGCAGGTGGAAATCAAGGTGGGGGAGTAAGTAGGGCAGCTAGAATAGATTTTGTTAATACAGAAGTAAGTACTTCCTCGTTATGGACATTAATAAATGATTATCAACAAAATGGTACTAATGATTTTAGTATTCGTCACGGAGCCGAAGAAGCTATTACTGCGAATCCTGATGGTGCAGTAGAGTTATTTTTTGATAATGTTAAGCAAATTGAAACTACTTCTTTAGGAGCTAATATAAGAAACCATCATAAATTTATGACAGGTACAGTTACGCAGCGTATCTTTCAAAGCAGCACAGGAATTTGTATAAGGCCAAATGTAGGTGGCTCAGGATCTAGTAACACTCAAGGTACATTTATTAGAGCTTCTGCAAATTGTTCAAATATAGATGATGACAATACAGTAAAATTTGTTGTTTTTGCAACAGGTGATGTTCAAAACGCAAATAATAGTTACGCTGGATTTTCTGATGTGAATTTAAAACAAGATATTGTAGATGCTGGTTCACAATGGGACGATATTAAAAATTTAAAAGTTAGAAAATATAGATTTAAAAATAATCCTACAGGACCTTTACAGATTGGTTGTATCGCACAGGAGGTTGAAACTATATCTGCTGGTTTAATTGAAACAGACCCCGAAGAAGGCTTTAAATCATTAAAATATTCAGTTTTATATATGAAAGCAATAAAATGTTTACAAGAAGCACAAGCTAAAATAGAAACATTAGAAACTAAAGTTGCAGCTTTAGAAGCTGCCTAATATACTAAGTAAACAAACTTTTTTATTATGACCCCAGAAGAGCTTATCAAAGAGACAAAAGAATCTATTGAATTTAATACAAAGAAAATCGAGGTATTAGATAAAGATATACATCAAATAAAAAATGAAGCTAATAAAAAAATAGATAAACTACAGCAAGACAGAAATCTAATAGTTGCACAAATCATTAAAGATCAAGGCGGTATTGAAAAATTAGAAAAATTGATTAATGCTGATAATAAAGTAGAATCTTAATAAAGATAATAAAATTGTTATGGCAATTACTAAGACTTGGGAAATTAATACAATGGAACGTGATGTTTCAGATGGTTATGTTACTAAAGTAATTTATAGGGTAAAAGGCATATCTGATTCTGAAGAGAAAGCCAGAGAAACAGGCGAAGTTACTTTTACAAAACCTGATTCTTTGCCAAGTGATTTTATTGATTTTACAAAATTAGATGCTGCAACTGTTTTAGGTTGGGTTAAAACTGCACTTGGCGATGAGGTTGCAACTATCGAAACACGACTTGAAGCGGCGGTAAATGAAGTTCTTACACCTACCTCTGCTGTTGGTGTACCTTGGTAGATAAAACAGACAGGCCAACATAAAGTGGTGCTAATGCACAGATTCCGCAGAAAGTTATAATAGTTACAGGCACAAGTGCCTTTATAAAAGCATCTCTAAACATATGTTTAATAAAATTTGTCAAGTAGCTTCATTATTGTCGCTTTTGCTTTCAGGGTCAATGGCTGCTTTTGGTTTTGTAGCGATACGGTATATGCAAAGTCCAGAGTTTGAAAGAGATTTAAAAAACAAACTCATGGGTGATTTAAAAGAAAAAATGATGGAAGAAATACCGTTGCAGATACCAAAAACAACTTACCCTGCAATGCCTCTTTAATGAGTATTCCAGATTTAAATATTCCAGAAATACAAATACAACCAATATTTGATTTTACAAAACCAGTAGACATAATACCTTTAACAATAAATGTACCGGGCTGTACATATCAGCATAGAGATATAAAAAATACTGGTAATAGAAATTTATTACTCGATGATCCAAATGGTGTGTTTACTGTTTGTGATGCTCCATTTCCAAGTTTCAATCCAATTAATTATCAACCAAATAATTTGATAATGTCAGAGGATACACCAATTACTTCTAGTCCACCTGAAATACCTGAACCAAAACCACCTGTTACACAAAAACCAGTAGAGAAAAAAGAGGAGTTTTTTATAAAATGTCCAGACCCACAAAAAGATCAACGTATTGGGGACTTTCGTAACGATAAAAGGCTAGAACGTGTTGTAGGGCATAAATTAAACGAAGATGGAAGTAAATGCATTACTTTGTATGAGGACACGAGCTTTACCGAGCAGTA